GTCTGAAGCTTCGCTGACAATAACCCTCTCGGTTAAGTTACTGCCGAATAGCTCGGCAGTATTATTGTTGACCTTTATAAACGCTTCGCGCCAAGTATCCCCCGTCCTATCGTTGGCTTCTACTCCTACATTAATAATTTCTTGTGCCATGCTAGCTCTCTGTCATATCCACGGATAATCTTGTTGAATCTACTGTAAAACCTGTTTCATCACTTGTTAGAAAGTCACCGCTCCCTATCTTCGCCCTAATGTCGTTTATCTGTGGCTGAGTACTAGCCCTAAACTGATCAAGAAGGAAAATGCTTACCTCATTATTATCAATGTTTATTTGGTTTTTCTCGATTATATCAACGCCGCCGCCCGTTCTCTGCAATAGCTGATAAATGAAAAAATATAAATCTTGGACATCCTTACTAATTTCCTTATCATCAAGCCACTTTCTTGGCGGTCTTATTGGGGATGGATTGACGTTAGCCATTAGTAACCCCCCGCTTTAACATCTATAGAAGCGTCATGTAGTGAGCAGAATACTGGGTCTGATACAGTTATCCGAAAGGTTATCTCGTAAAAACTGACCATTGCGTCAAACTTAACTTTTAATAAATACTGCCCAAGCTTGCCGAACTTAACCCATTGCTCGGTTGAAAATGTTTCGCCGCCATCTATGGAATACTCTACCATTATTCTAGGGTCCGAACCTTGACCGCTAGCTAATCCTTGGCCAGTTTGAAGAGAGAAATAAACGCGAGACATTTTAAGTCTTTTTCCAGTTCCAGCACCTAAATTGACAGATGTTAGAGGTGGTAAAACTCTGCGTCTTTGTATTGTTTCGCCTAAATCGTCGAAAGCATCAAAGCTTAGCTCTATTGTCTTACCTGTTCTGTAATCTACTGCAATGTGTTTATTGTATGCGCGAGTATATGAGACCGCTAAGTAAGGATCATCGCCCGTTCCGGTAGATAAATTAAACCATTCATTTATCTGCTCGCTATAAGCATAAGTTAACCCCGTGCTAAATTGCAGAATATAAAAATCTTGGCCGTTAATAATAATAGTGAACGCATAAGCTGTTGTTTTGTTCTTATCCTTTATACTGTTAACAATATCAGGGGGTGTAATGTTAGTTAACTGGCTTTGGATTATCTTGTATACGTTTGAATCATCTCCTAGAAAATATAAGGCTTGATCTGTATTAGCTATAGTATAAAGACCTCCTAAGCCTTTCTGCATTATAGAGTTATCTATTCTAGCTAAAGGTGTTCCGGTTGTTGCTCCAGAATCATAAAAAGGCTCTATAGTTTCGATTCCGAACATATAAACCCACTGATTAAACGCATACGGCCTAAGCAAATCATCTGTGGAGCTTTCTGCACTTCCGGTGCTTGTAATGTCAGCGGGTCCGCCTGCACCACTCACAGCGAAGTTAAAGCCGCCATCAGGGTAAATAGATTTAGAGTTTAAATAAGTTACTGAGTCAGCAAATAGGGAGGTTTCTGTTAATGTTGTGCCGTCATAGGTGTATATCTTGCCCGCTGCAATAACCATCTGATCAAGTGACCCAACAACGCTATTAGAAAATATACAGCGCTGGGTTCCGTCAATGGTTCCTATGGATACTCTACCACCGGAGGAGTTAACCGAATAAAGAGTCTGGTCAACGACATGATATAAAACGCCGTTGAATTCGTGCGTACCTCGATCAGTTCCAACCGCATTAGATCCAAGGGCGCTAGATCCAAGCCACGGCAATAATACAGCAGGGGCAACGCCGCTAGGTGTCAATTCAGGATACCAGTTTTTAGTAAGCTGGTTATTCGCCTGACGACTTCTATTCCGGCTAGTGCCGCCGATAATTCTAAGGGGTACATTTTGGAAAGCCATTAGGGATTGCGCCCCCGTCTTTGCTTCTGAGTAGCTACGCCGATATTACCAGCGCTATCAACAGAGTTAGAACCGTGAATAGCCTGAAAGAATAAGTTTTGATATTTAATAGATTGCTCGTCGTCTTCAGCATATTGAAATAAGGTCATTAACGAACCGTATAAATAAATATCAGCATGGTTAGTCAAAATGTCATTGGTCGGATTGGCATCACTTAAAGCAGTTAGTTTGCCGTAATAGGTTAGATTTGTGGCGTACGCCTCATCTGGTTGAATGTTGTATTCAATCTGAGAGGTGATTGTGTAATTAGATGGCGTACCAGTCCCGCTACTAATATTCATGTGCGCGGGGGTTAGGTAATCAATCGTTCTTCTTTGGTTGGATATATCAAAATCATAGCGCCTAATCTCTAGATAATCGCTAGGCAATGCTTGAGTTCTAACGGATACACTTGTAACGTCAGTAGCAGTCTTAACCATGCTTCTAATACGCAAAGGCTCGGTTGTATTAGAGTAAATCTGATTTTCAGCAAAGGCTATGAAGTCGGGTATAAGGGCTTTAACGTCTTCACGCTTAGACCAAACCTCTATAGATGCTTTTAAATCCGAAAAATTCACGAATGCCATGAGTTAACTCTCTTTTTTAGCCGCTTCTTTTGCTCTAGCCGCTGCCATTTCTGCTGGTGTTCGGCGCTTTCGTTTTGGCTTATTCATTAAGCTAGGTATTTCTAAAGGCTCATGCTCGATTTCTTCGGCACATGTAGCCTCACTATTATCAATGGGTGCTGGTGCTTCATAGTCACCTTTAACCATCCATATCTTACTAAATTCTTCTTCTTTACATTCAAATTCATCGCCAACCTTTCTTAATTGACCATAAATAAAACCACGTTTAACAGCTGTAACTTTCATATCTAATCCTTAAATAAAGCCCCCATTTCTGAGGGCTGTATCAATTACACGATAGTAATGTTGTCTGGGTAAACAACAGACTGATCGACAGTGCTTAGCGGTGCTACCCACGTATCAATTGTTACGCTTGGAGTAGTTCCGCCCAAAGTGTATACACCTTGAAGGAATTGCTCGTTAGCTGTAGCAATTGGGAATACATGAAGTGAGCCAGCCGTTAAAGCTGCGCCAGCAATCACGCCACCTGCAACAATCGTGCTAGAGGTCATTGACGCATTGTCATCTGTCTCTAGTTGGAAGCTGTAAGTTTCGTCTGCATCTGCAACATCAGCAGCAACACCTACACTAATTACAAATGCCATTGCTTCACCCTTGCCAATATCACGATCAGAACTAAGATCAATAACGTTAGTAGAGTCAGCTGTAGCGGTTAACGCCTGCGCGTCTGATAATTTTAAAAAGTCATCAATATACATTTTTATTCTCCTAATTAAACTACGCGGGCTTCAGCGTTGGTAAGAACATCTACCAAGCGAACTGGAATACCCAAGAAGCGTGTTTCGTGGATGGTTTCACCGAACTGATTCAATGCTTCCTGAACAGTTACAGCGCTATTACTCTTATCAAGTGCGGCAATACGCAAGTGAGAGGCAACGGTGCGGTTAACATAAAACACAGGATTTACTGAAGTGGTGTTAGGTAGATGATCAATAGAACGGCTCATCAACTTAATGATGGCTGTTGCTGCTGAAGCTGCCTGAGTACCGGTTTGTGCTACTAAATCAGAAATATCGACGTTAGCAATACGAACGTTATATCTCCAATCTTTAACAACTAAACCATTTTTCCACTTGTATTCATCCATGTAAGCACGGAAACGGTCGTTGTTAGCATCAAAAGCATCTTGAACACCTAAGTCTTCATGAGAAAGACCAGCAGTAGAACCTTTAGGGTATACTCCAAAAGTTGTACGCTCACCCCAGCCTACAAGCCAGATAGACGCGTTATCAGAGCTAGCGCCGCCAGCATCAATAATGTTGTCGCCATTAGCAGCAGAAAGGTCGTTGTAGCGATTAGCTAAACCGACATATTCTTCAGGATTAGCAGCGCTTCCATAAATGAAAGTAGTTGCTTGAGCTTGACCCATAGCTTCAATAAAAGCCATGCCTTCAGACATTCTAAACTCGTTAGTGTTGCCATTAAGGTCCGCTTCATCAACGTCTACCTGCGAACGAGCTGTTAAAATAGCTGCATTCTCAACGATTTGAGCAGTTGTAGACTTGCTATCTGGAGTACCTTGGTTAATCATGCGATAAAACGCAGTAGGTAAACCGGTTCGTATTGCTACTTGCTCACCAGTAGGTAAGTTACCTTCTTTCATCAACATGTCTGTAATAACAGAGTTAGTCTGAGATAACATTTCTACAATGTCAGCGGTGTTGCCATCTGGATCAAGGCGTTTAGCCCAATCTAGCATGGTTAAATGTGTGTTGCTTAAAGTTGCCATTTCATTTGTACCTTTAGTTAATTACCATAGAATCCGCTAGGCTTTCTTTTTACCGTAAAACCTATCTGCGCGGCTTAGTTTTGGTGTGGATTGTTTGACAGTAGCTTTTATTACATTCGGAGCTTTCTGAATCTGCTTTTCGGTTTCTTCAGCGCTCGATTGTAATTGCTCATACTTAGCCGCACTGAGAGCCATATTCATTAACTTATGACTACCTAAAGAATTAAAGTCTTTATCACTAAGCTCCAGCGTAGTAACAAACTTCTCTATTAAAGAAATATCTGCTTCCATAACCTTTGGATCACTCCATGTAGGTTGTGAGCTTATCAATAATTCACGCTCAACAAGTGCACGCTCTTGGTTCTCTTCAGCTTGCTTTGCCTCAAAATCTTTCTTGGCTTGTTTAGCCTGTTCTGATTTAGCTGCTAAAGCCTCTTTACGTCTAGTAAATTCAGCTATGTCTGTATCTCGCAATTCTTCCAGTTCCTCGCTATCTAATTCCGCTTTAATGGAGCCTTCAAGTTTTGAAATAGTGTCCAGCAATCTTTTGCTATTCTCATCAGCTAGTACGTGTTTAGCTTCTAAGTCTTTCTTAGATTGCGCGTTTAATTGCGACTTCTTCGTATAGTCGGACTGTAATAGCTCCCCCTTCTCAAGTTCAGCTAGACGTGAAAGGGTAATTTCTTTATCACCAATTTGATAAATAGATTCCTCTACGCTTGCCTCTTGATTAGAACTTTCTACACTGGATGATTGCTCACCCGTTGCGGTATCACCCGCTTCTATGGCGTTACTATCGGTTGTACTTAAAGTATCCGTATTAACGGCCTGATTCGTTTCTACTACTTGCTCACTACCTGCGTTGTTTGCTTCCATTTTTATTGGCCTCAAGTCGCTTTTGGGCTTCTTCACCCGTGGTTATTTTATTATTTATTACAGTAACAAGATCATCTAAAACCTGTAACCGTCTGCAATTCTCTTCTCTTGCTCTTTTCTTGAACCAGCTACCACTTCTAATTGATGAAATGTAATAGGTTTCTAGTTCTTCTATTACACTTTTCCATATAGGGTTGTTAGCTAGATTCTTAGCATCTTTACCCTCTCTTAATTCATCGAGAAGTTGCGACTCTCGCTCTTTCTTATCCATTTACGCCCTTAGTAGGTATGTCTACATTATTTTCTACTTCTAATCTGGTGTAATCAAGTGTTTGTTTAGACTCGAATTGCGCCGTGTCTTGTATCATTCCAATTTGTTTATCTTCTCTCTCAGCTTCAAACTTGGCAGCATCTAATTGCTGGCTAGCTTGGAATTTAGCAGCCTCCAATTTGTTCTTCTGTTGGCCTAGAGCTAATCTACCTTGGGCCTCTACAGTAGCCGCCGCTGTTAATGTGGCTTGCTCGGTCAATAAATCTATTTGCTGCTGAGCTTGCTGCAATGCTAGGGTTAGCTTCTCAGCATGAGCCATCATTAATTCAGAGGGTATATCAGGATTATTAAACGCTTCACTAGTATTTGATTCGCCTAAGCCCTGCATCATTTTGTCAAGAGTGTTGTATCGTTTCTGCTCATCAACAAGAGGTGAGCCCTCAGCTTTCAATTGTGTTTGAATCTGTAGAATCCCTGACTGAACGTTAACGGCTTTATCGCCAGCGCCAGCACCTAAACCAACTTGTGATTCAGTAACAGCGTCAAACTTCCATTCTGACGGAGTAACCTTAATAATCTTGTCGTTAATATTTGCTACAATCTCTTCATCCATAAACCTTTGAAGAGTCCAGGCAACGCCATCAAATAACTTCCTTATTCCTATTTCAGCATGGTTACGAGCTACCAATTCTATTTTGGCCTCGTTAGCTTTTTCAATACCGGTAAATCTAGTGGCTGTTTCTTCGTTTATCTGATCGGTTTCCAAGCCCTGAGAGGCTAGCATTGTGCCTGTTCGAGATGCTTTGCTTTGATCTCTAGACTGCTTAACCTGCATTATCTCATCGCCCACATAAGGAACAGTAAGCGGTACGATTGAATTAGTGGCTAGCTCGCTACTGTTAGCCTTCATACGAACAACGCCAGACCGCCGTTCATCAAAGAAGTCATCAGTATTAACGCCATTGCCTAGCAAGGATCTAGGATTGCCAACGTCATAAATATTATCTAGCATCGCTCTTTCAAGCTCAGTATTAATAGACTGATCCTGAACAACTAAAGAGGCTCTACCGTTACCTATAGCCTTGTGAGACTCAACAATACACGAAGTCATAGCATAAGGTATGTGATCGTAGGGCTCGTTTTCTGTAATAGTTTGGCCAATCTTAACAACCCGTCTACGCTCACCAATGCCATCACCATCAAAGTCAACTAAGGCGAACAAAAGCACATGACTAACAGTTTGAGAAGACCACTCACTAAACGCTTTAGAGTCGATAATATCACCGCCTTCATCGCGCCAGCGTATATCCTTCATTGTGTTAGCTTGATTAGTGCCTGACTGCTGTTGATTTCCAGCGCTTACACCATTACTCGAAGCGGTAGGAAATTTATTAACTTCCTCTTCACTCATCCCGCTTGCTACCAGTTCGCTACGTGTCGGGTAAGATTGGTGGCCTACGGCTTGTGCATCATCTAAAGTTTTAGAGTTTCTAGTTAATAGAAAGTCTTCAGTTGGAATCCCATCAACAATTAATTCTTTCTTTGAAACTGTAACTCGAAGACGGATATTAAACTTTCCATCTTCTTCTAGCTTTTCTTTCTCAACAACATCTATCCGCTCAATAGACTTGTCTTTATCCTTCATCTTCTTTTTCAAGACATCAAGCTCTAATACGTCAACGTCTTTCTTTAACTCTTCTCGGGTAGATCGGACGGTATCAACAAAGTAATGAACAACGCCCATTTTTTGTATTTCAGCATCTTTCAGGAAGCCATGAATAGTTTTATATGCTGATGGCCTGCGAAGAGTAATCCAGTTAATTATATTGGTCTTCTCTAAAGCTTCTGCCTTTTCCGCCTTGCTATCACCAAGCGGATTAAAAACCATTACATTGCCAGAACCTAAAAAGACTCTGACCATTGAAGTCATATCAGAATCAACAGTGTCGCGAACATCAGAAGCTACTACTTGAGAATAACCTTCCTCTTCGTCACCGTATGGTTCTTGATTGTATCTTCGAAGATTAGTCTCATTCTCGCGCATAAACTCAGAATTATAGCTGACCGTATCCTGTAATAAGGTATCGACAATAGCTGATAATTCCTGTTTCTTCATTTTCGGCATGAATAAGACCTGAGAACGTTATAATTGCCATGAATTATAAACATCAATGATATATAAAACAACTATCATTTATTTGGTGAATTATGCTCGGTGTCTTCTGCGGCCTTGGGGTAGTGGTTTGTATTCTTCTTGAACCCTAAAGCCTTGAGCGAATTGCATAAACGCATCAGCGCCGTTAGATGCCCAATCATGGTGCGGGCTTTGGCCGTGAGTGTCTTTATTATCATTATACTCGTAACGATAGTTCGACAGGCATTCAATACCGCGCTCACAACGCTCAGTATCTATCCATATTTCATGGAATATCTGACGGCCTAAGCTTATAGCGTCTTCTTTCTTAGCTATTCGGTTAACGGTAATTATTGGCTTAATATTTCCCTTTATAAACTGTTGCTTTCTAGTCTCTTTCATGCCTAGGCTTTGCGCCTCTACATCATGCGGCATGTAGTGCTCGCCAAATAGATAACTGTTTCGCCTTGTTTGATCCTCTTTAGTTATACCGGCCTTTCTCATCTCAGCATCGCTAGCTTGGCCCTGAACCACTCGGCAATAATGCTCAATGTCTTGCAATCGGTTTTCGTAGTAATCAATAAAACGGTACTCTTTGCCCACGTTTTGCATAAACCATATGGCCGTATGATCGTTTCGGCCTAGATCCCAAAAGGTATAAACGGGAGAGTTAGCAACAATAGGGATTTTACAGAATCTATTCTCTGCCTTAGCCTTTAGCACCTGAGTACCGAATATAGCGCCCTGAGCCAATATCTTAAGCTCTCCTTCCCATATATGCAGATACTTCTCATAGTCCACGTCTTTAGCATGCGCCATCTGATCAGGCATAGTGGTTTCATGAAAGAATGGAT